ACGCGGGTCAACTCATTCCATTCTATGTCGATGAGGTGTTACCGGGTGACACATTCAGCATCGACCAAGCCGCAATTATCCGCATGACTACGCCTATCTTCCCGGTTATGGACAACTGCCACATGGACATCTACTATTTCAACGTTCCGTGTCGCATCCTCTGGGAGCACTTCAAACGGTTTATGGGCGAGAACGATGAAGGACCGTGGACGCAAACAAACAACTACTACATTCCACAGGTGAGTGTAGTCGGAACAGAAAACAAGCCAGCACCTTATGAAGGGAGCATCATGGACTACATGGGCATTCCTACAAAGGTGAGCAAAGGAGACAGTACAAAATTCAGCGTTAACGCACTGCCGTTCCGCGCATACGTCATGATTTGGCAGGAATGGTTCAGAGACCAAAATTTAGACAATCCGGCCATCAACAGCACGAAAGACGCAACTGCCATCTACACTGACGATGAGACAAAGGGCATGGACGCAAAAACACCTGACATTGAGTATATTCTCCAGAACGCATACACGGGCGGCAGACCGCTGCCGGTAAATAAATACCACGACTACTTCACATCGGCTTTGCCAACCCCTCAGAAAGGGCCGAGTGTGAGTATCCCATTAGAGGGAAACGCCCCAATATTCGGATACAGCGACCACCAAAGAACAAAGATAGGCGATCCATCAGGAGTCAATAATCTCCAAAACCAGAACATACCGCTTGGAATTGTAGGAACAAGCCCACAAAATGTTCCAGTATACCTAGGCGCAAAGATGGATAGAGTAACAGCCGCAACCGTCAATCAGCTGAGACAGGCGTTTCAGGTACAAAAATACTATGAGCAGCTGGCACGCGGTGGCAGCCGTTACCGCGAGATGATTTATTCACTGTTCCATACGAAAATCAGCGATAAAACGGTACAAATCCCAGAGTATCTGGGCGGTACGCGAATCACCATCAACATGAGTCAGGTCATCCAGACCAGCAGCACGACCACCGAAAGTCCGCAGGGCAACACGGCAGCAATAAGTGTTACGCCGTACAACGGGAGCATATTTACGAAGAGCTTCGAAGAGCACGGCTATGTTATCGGCGTATGCTGCATCCGACATGACCATACCTACCAGCAGGGCTTGGAGCGCATGTGGAGTCGCAAAACAAATCTGGATTTTTACTATCCTGCGTTTGCAAACTTGGGCGAGCAGGCCATTCTGAAGAAGGAGCTGTATCTCACTGGTACGAGCACTGATGAGCAGGCCTTTGGTTATCAGGAAGCTTGGGCAGAATACAGGATGAAGCCGAACCGCATTAGCGGCAAGTTCCGTTCGAATGCAACGGGGACGTTGGACAGCTGGCACTACGGCGACAACTACAAAGAAGTTCCGAGCCTGAGCCAGGCATGGATGAAGGAAGGAGACTCCGAGATTCAGAGGACTCTGGCCGTGGATAACGAGCCGCAGTTTATCATGGATACCGTCATCGACAATACGTCTGTAAGACCTATGCCTATGTACAGCATCCCGGGTCTCGTAGACCATCACTAAAGTATTTCGTTATTGTTATTCTAAAATAGCAATAATATAACGTAACAACGACAAAAATAAGAATCCTCAGCTGAGAGTGTCAGCTGAGGCCTCAACTGACGAAAGGGGGGAAGCCCGGGGCAAAACCCCGGGCTATTTTATTATGGCATTAGCAGCAATCGGCAGCGCACTACTCGGAATCGGCAAACAACTACTCCCAACAATCGCCGGAGGACTCATAAACAAATTCCTAGGCGGGAATCTGATGGAAAGCAATGGGGGGAGCAGTCAGCACAACGAAAGTTCGAGCCAAGGAGGCGGCTACAGCAGCGCCGCCAGCGGCGTAAACCGAGAGCAAAATCTACAAGACTGGAACAGTATGCTAGGGGCAATTCAAGGCAATATGCAAAGCCAGCAGAAGTTTAACCGTCGGAGCATGTTCGAGCAAATGGGCTATAACACCATGGCAGCAATCACTCAGGGTGTATATAACCAGATAAGCAACAACGCAGCGATGAGCTACAACAGCGCAGAAGCAGCCAAAAACAGAGCTTGGCAAGAGCAAATGAGCAATACAGCTTATCAGCGAGCTGTGGAAGACATGCGAAAAGCTGGCATCAACCCTATCTTAGCATACCAACAGGGCGGAGCGAGCACGCCGGGAGGCGCACAGGGCACTATCAGCGGGGCAAGTATGGGTCTCGCAAGCAGCAGTGCGGCGAACGCAAGCGCTCTCGGAGTAAGCCAGAACCACAACAACACATGGAGCAAAAGCGAAAGTAACTGGTACAACGCAGCACAAGCGGTCGGAGACGCTACAAGCTGGTCCCACACAAGCGCAGACAAAGCGTTTAACGCATTCAAGGACGTCTTCAACGACCTCAGCAACCTAAACAGTGGCGTCGGCGGAGGTGTAGGGAGAAAACCAAAAAAAGATGAGCTCGAATACAAACCGGGAAGAGACTTCATTGGAAGCAAAAACATCGAATTTTGGAAAGGAAAACTTAAATAAATGGGATGCAACAAACCGTTAATCCGGTTTTATGTACCTCATGATAGAGAGGCGAGCGGGCGAGTATACTCACTCGCTTCTTTCAACAAAGTTCATAAGACCGAAATGAAATATGAAGACCTGATGTATCGGAAAGATGTAATGATGATTCCTTGTGGACAATGCACAGGATGCAAACTACGCAAACGCAAAGACTGGGCCACGCGGATGGAGCTAGAAGCATACAGTCACGACAAGGAAAGCATCTGGTTCATCACACTGACCTATGATGACGACCATATACCAACACAGGACACGGAAACAGGAGAAATCTTCAAAGGGGGCGTGAACGTCTGGAAAGACACCTCAGAGCGTCCCAGAACGGTGCAAACTTTAAGCGTAGAGGATGTCCAGTTATTCATGAAAAGGCTTAGAAAAGCCGTCAGCGGGCCTCTCAGATACTTCCTAGCCGGAGAGTATGGAGACAACACCTCAAGACCACACTATCACATGATACTATACGGGTGGTATCCGGACGACTTAGAGCCGATTCACAAACTGTCAAGATTCGGACACTACACGAGCGATAAACTAATCAAAGTCTGGGGGCAAGGGACAGTTGACATAGCTCAAGCAACACCAGAGACATATAACTACGTAGCCGGATATGTGACCAAGAAACTATACGGAAACGACAAGGACAGGTATAGGAAAATGGGACTCATACCGCCATTCTGCGTAATGAGCCGAAAACCAGGACTCGGAGACGAGTGGTTTCAAAAGAATCAAGAAAGGCTATGGCAACTTGGATACATCCAGCTGACAAACGGCAAGAGAGCAGCCATTCCAGAATATTATTGGCGAAAGCTGGAAGCTGAAAATCCTGAAAAGGCGTGGAGAATAAAGCAGTATCGACAGGAAAAAGCCATTGCATCCCTAATCGAAAGAAACATGGAAACTGACAAACGGTATGCCGAACAACTAGCCGATAAAGAAGCAATCATGAAGAAGAAGATGTCCAAAGCAAAGGGCGTTTTTTAGCTCTGGTGTCACTCAGCCAAGTAACTATCAAGTATATATACTTGGCTGAGTGTTTTTTAGTTTTTTATCAGCGCGCGCGCACGCGCGCATAATTGCGCACGCGCACGCGCGATTTTTATTATATTATTATTAACTTGTTGTAGTCGTAGTAGTAGGGAGTGTTGAAATGTTGAATACTATGAATTTTTATCCTTGGAACGATATTTTCTGGTTAATTTTGATGTTGATACTTTTGTGGATAACTTGTTGAATTGTTGAAAGTGTAGCAATATGCACAAAAACCTTTGTGCAACATTTTGTGGAAAACCTGTTGAAAGTGTTGAAAGTGTTGAAAATGTAATTAGAGGCAGTTCGGCAGCTGACCGAAAAGTTACGTCATGCTCTTCGTACGGCGCACCGCGCCTAGCGCATGACCTCTCAAAAAAAGTTTCAAAAAACTATTGACAAATCTCAAAAGTATGGTATAATATAATCAAAGAAAGGCGGAGAATAAAATGAGAAAACCACGATTGAGCGAAAACACCATAGGGAAACTCGAAATTTACGGACACGCAGAATCCGGAAAAAACTACTACGAACTGAAAGACTACATCGACGCAAAAGGAAAATGTTACACGGTGCTTGAATGGACAAACCTTAAGAACGGAGATGCAAAACAATTCGATTGGGAAAAATGCACAAAAGAGGCTTGACGAGTCTCTTTTTTTTTTATATACTAAAGGCAATCAAGCAGCACAGAAGTACATTTAACAAATTCCATTTTTACAAAATAACATTATGAAAGAGGTGAACTGCTCTGACTCTCCAAGAAATCAAGATGCTGTTTGAAAACATCCAAAAAATCCTTGCCATGCTGGACAAAATCTACCACGCAGTAACAGGGGACAAACCGGAGGCTTGAAATGGAAAACAAACCATGGAATGTAAGAGACCAGACCGACGAGAACCTTATGCAAGAGTTGACGAAAACCTACAAGGCAATAGACGCCGCGTACAAAATGGTACGACAGGCAACAAACATCGAAGACGCAAAGTATTATATTGACATTGCGTTTAGAAAAAAAGCATCTGCCAGTAACATTGAGGTGGAAATCCTCAGAAGGGAAATCAACCATGGCAAAGAGGAGTAAAGTCCGCAAATCCAAAGACGCAAAAATCTACAACAAGACCGCACGAAAGACAAAGGCAATCAACCTTGGAAGCGGCGCAATGAGAGGGGGAATCCGACTGTGAGTGCTGTATTCGCAAGCATGACTATGGCATTTCTCGCAGCGGGGTTTTACCTCGTCATTAACACAATCGACATCATCAAAGAATGGTTCAAATAAGGAGACAATCATATGAACGTATACGGAATTTTCGATAAATGCGTGATGGGCTATATCACCATCTTTACCGAACGTGACGACAAGGTGGCCGAACGCAATTTCAAAATCGCACTGACCGATGACCGGAATATCATGAGCAAGACTCCGAACGACTATCGGTTGGTGCGCCTGGCAAAGTTTGACGAGAAAACGGGCCTGTTTGAGAACGAAAAGGAGAACATCTTCGATGGCGTATCGCTCAGTAAGTAATTTCAGAGAGACTACAATAGCAAAACCCACCGAAGCCGGAGAGACCGTGAGGCGCACATACCTCTGGGAACTCAACGAGAAAGGCGAAAAGGTGCTAACGCTTGACCAGATCATCGACCAGCAGGCGGAAATCGACAGCTTCCTTGAAGAAACCAAGCTGGAAAACATCATCCGGCGAGCATCCATCGACCCTGACATTGCAGCTAGGCTGATGCCGGATATGGGCGGTGGACTCCAGGACGCAACCGACATGCCGGAGAATCTGATGGAGCTCCAAAACATCATGCTCCGAGCAGAACAAATCTGGGATGAAATCCCGAAAGAAATCAAGCTCAAGTTTGACAATGACGTTGACAAGTTTGTCGCAAGCTTCGGCACTGTTGACTGGGCGAAGAATCTGGGCATTTATCAGGAAAAGCAGCCTGAAGAGCCTAAAAAAGAGGAGACCGCTGAATGAACAGAAACAAAGATGCAGGATTCAACCAGGTACCACGGCTGGACATTACGCGAAGTCGCTTCAAACGGCGGCAGGACGTCAAGCTAACGATGAACGCGGGTCAACTCATTCCATTCTATGTCGATGAGGTGTTACCGGGTGACACATTCAGCATCGACCAAGCCGCAATTATCCGCATGACTACGCCTATCTTCCCGGTTATGGACAACTGC